GCTACTCCGCCAGTATAACCCTTTTGTTTTGAATCGGCCACAAGTAGTTTTCCGCTAACCTCGCAAATCTACGCTCTTCGTTGTGTGACGCCCGATACAATGCCATCGCTATCTTCCTCAAAATCATCTTTGTATACCTTCCGCGAACCCACCGCCTTTTTGCCAGAGCTACAGGTTCGCGGAAAACTTCAGATTAGGGGATCATCGCGCTGAAGATGCCAACCAAGAACGCAACACTTCATCGGCGCGCACTTGCCATCCTTCTCCTGTAGCACGCAGACCGTCAACAACATCAGGGGACAAGCGAATAGAAACGGGCACTTTGCGAGGCGTTTTCTGTTTGCCGCGCCTGCGAACAGAGCGAAGCACTTGTTGTTCGGCTTTTGGCAATGCGGAAAACGGCACGGCACGAGCAAAATCCTCGACCGTCAGTTCGCGCACTTCGCCCTCATCATTAGTCAATGTTTTGCGGTTTGCCATACTCTTATTGTATATGCAGATTGCTATTGTCAAACAACTATTTTAGTTGACCTCAGATCGTCGGCTGATAGGTTCCGGCCAGCAACTGATCGGCGATTGAATAGTCCTGGTCCGGCCACGCCGCCCGGCGCGCCAGCCCTTTGCGCAGTGCTTCGCGCACGGGATTCGCCTTGATCCATCGATCATAGCTCTGATACTGCACGAGACGCATCCAGCCCAGCACCAGCGTGTTCGGTGCTGCGTTAGCCGCCGCCAGCGTGGCAGGCCCAAAAAGGCCGTCGACTGCCACTGGATGGTTGGCGTGCACAAGCGCCGCCTGCAAATGCTCGATGCCGGTCTGTGTTCCCTGATTCACGCAATCGTCGAGGATCTTGGTTCCCAAGTCCTGGTTCGCAATCTGGCCATACAGCGGATTCCAAAAATACTTGAGGTAAAGCGCAGTCGCTTCCTCGGCCGTTTTGGGCTGAGCGATTCCCCACAAATCGCAGGCCGCTTTAGACCATCCGAAACAAGTCTTCCCCCCTGGATCGCCATCGAGCGTTCCGATGCCTCCCTCATGCCCTAGAACAACTTTGATTGCTACATAAAAATCAGCCACGGCCAACCCCCGTTTGCAAAAATTGTTTGTACGCTTGCAGCACGATGTGTTTGCCCATAGGCTGGCAACGGTCGATAAAGAAAATTCCCTGTAGGTGATCAATCTCGTGCTGCACAATCCGTGCGGCCGTCCCTCGGTAGACGGTGATCTTTTCCGCGTCAGGGTCTTCTACCGTGCCGCTACACACATGCACAATCTCGCTGCGCCAGATTCTGGCTGTGGCAAGATGAATAGGCGGCAGACTCAGGCAACTTTCTGTTCCCAAAAAGTCCTTTCCCCCCAGGTTCACAATTTCCGGGTTGATCAATGCCTGTATTTTATGGAAAGAAGGAAGCTCCACAACTGCGAGCTGCAAAAATACACCTACCTGTGGGGCCGACAGTCCAGTGCCGTCGTGCATCTTCATCAGCCGCGCCATCTCGTCGATCAGCGCGCCCACGTCATCCGACTTTTTTACACGGCGGCAGGCTTTACCGATCAGATCCTTGCGGTAAAACTGCAACGACAATTCGTCTAAAACTGGCATAGGTGATTCCTTTGCCTACTCAGTTGAAAATTTTTCGATGTATTCTTGATCGCACTCGACGGAGCTGCATCGCATAAGCTCCCGCTCAGAAGCTGCAACGCCGCGTACGCATTCCAACAAAATTGAAAAGGCGTTTGGATCTTTTCTCAATTTTTCTTGTGCACTTTTCCAAATACTGTGCGCGCTTCTTTCGGAGATGCCCATCCGCTGGGCAATCACATGAATTGGCATGACGCCGTAACCAGATTCTTTATAAGACTTTCTTCCGCGCTTGCCCATATCGCACACTCCTTGAGGCACGATGCGCAGTCTAAGCGCACTGCTAGGGCGAATTATAGACAGAGGTATTTGAATCACTCTTCGCGGGCGCAGAAGGGCGAGAAGGGTTCTATTTGAACTAGAAAAACAGTGAGAAAGGCGAAGAAGTCTCTATAGGTTTTTAGTCCATTTTGGAAAGATCATTCAAAGGATAGATGTCCTGCTCCACGCATTGCGGAGCGCCGACAGACCGCTTTTCTCCTGTAGAAAAAATCTGCGTCATCAACACAGCAATTTTGTCATTTTTCTTTTTTAACCTTGCGATATATTCTGCTTGCGCATTGCTTTTGTAAACCCACATGATATTTCGGAAGACAACGGCAACGGAGACAACAAGCGTAACCGTCAAGAGCAACCAAAAATTCGAGCGTTTTTTCAAATAGTCAAAGTACAGCATTGCTCCAGCAAGAACAAGCCATTCGCAAACCATGAAGTCGTACGTGACTAAAAGTATCGTCCGCGTCACAGACGGAAGGCTTTTCCAAGCGGTTTGAATTCGATTGTAAATATTCTGAACCATTGGTCTTTCCTTTTCCGGTATCTGGCTAGTCCAGATTCTGGACTGCAGTTTATATCCAGACCTCCACAATGCACGGATCGTCACTAGCAAAACGTGGAAGGCAATAGAGCCCTGGCGGTACATGCTTCCGAACCTCTTCCAGTGTGTCGGCAAGGACTGCATCTGGAGAGGGCACACAATCACCTGCGAGAATGTCCCACCGTCGCAAAACGAAGTGATCGGGATAATCGCGCGGATGATTGTAAATTACCCACTGGGAAATGATGCCGCGAGACTCGTCCGTTGAATCCTTTTCCATCTTTACTGCTCCTTACGATTCTCAGGTTACGCTCTTGTTGCATCTGCTCGATGCACTCAAAACTCGTGACTACTTACGGTAAGTACAGCATTGTCTACTTGTTGGTAGTTGCATCTGTCCGATGCACTTTGACCACATTGCTGCCACGGATGGTTTGACATTGCAAAAGATGCTTACCTGTTGCACTTGTCCAGTGCACTTCAGCCACATTGCTACCAAAAACGAATACCTCAACAAAAGAGGCTGAGCCGTTGCATCTATCCGATGCACTTTGATTGCGTTGCAGACTCAAGATAGACAGTTGCATCTGCTCGATGCACTCCAACCACATTGCTACCCCCAACTACAAGAACGGCCGATTTCTGATAGATGTTGCACTTGTTCAGTGCACTTCAACGTCAGAGAGCGCGCCTTTGGACGCGCTCCCCTCTTCGCAGTTTATTGCTTGGTCAGCTCGGCAAGATTCGCAGCCGCAATCCGAGTAAACGCTTCTTCGGGCAATTGATTTTCCCGTGCAATTTGGGCTGCAAGACTCTTGAGCATGCCCATGGCATAGCCCACTAGAACCGGGGGAATTACTGGAATCTCCGGCTTCTTCACAATCGCGATTTCTCCCGGCGTTGTGATCGTGGGAACCACTACCTTCTTGTGGTGGTCCTTCTTCGGTGCCGTTTTTGAGGCTACTTTCCCTTCCTTCTTCTGCTTCTCGTGGTAAGCAATCGTGGAAGGCGACGTGCCATTGACTGACCTTGCCCTCAGAATGCGTCCCTCATATACGCCCGGTTTGAGGGAAATATCCCGTCGTCGTCGAGGCTGTGGGAGTGTGGGAATCGCCGCAGCGATTTCCATACTTCCACAGCCTGCCTCTCAGGCCGCTTCGCGCTGCAGCCACCACTTCTGTTCAAACTCTTCCGGGCTCTGGTAGCCGATCGTCGAGTGCATTCGTTTCTGGTTATACCAGAGTATCCAGTCGATCACCTCATCCTTGGCCGTGCGCGCTGACACGAAGCTCTCGCCGTGCAACCGTTCGACCTTGAGCGAGCCGAACAGTGTCTCGGTCACGGCATTATCCCAGCAGTTTGCCTTGCGGCTCATCGATGCCATCAGCCCGTACATCTTCATCACTTTGCCGTAATCTTCGCTGGCATACTGGCTGCCGCGGTCGCTATGAAAGATCGTTTGGCCAGCCACGGGCCGACGTTGCAAGCAGGCCATCTCCAACGCGTCGATGACCAGCGTGCGGTCAACCGTCTGCTTCATCGACCAGCCCACGATGCGGCGGCTGAACAGATCAATCACCACGGCCAGGTAGAGCCAACCCTCGTCGGTCGCGATATAAGTCACGTCGCCAGTCCACACCGTGTTCGGCCTCGCGACGGTGAAGTTGCGGTTGAGCAGGTTCGGCGCAATCGGCATCCGGTGGTTGCTGTCGGTGGTCGCGACGCGAAATCGCCGCTTGCCACGCGCCTGAATGCCGTGTCGCTGCATCGTAAGACGCACCCGCTCCTTACCCACGCGCACACCGCGACGGCGCAACTCGCGCCACATCCGTGGCCAGCCGTAGGCACCACGCAGCTCCGCATGAAGCGCGCGGATGTGGACGTGCAATGCGGCCTCGCTCATGTGCCGACGCGAGCCAATGCGCTTGCGTCGCGACTGATGCTGATGGTAGCCAGAAAAGCTCACCTTCAAAACCTCGCACTGCACGCGGACGGGCCAGAGAAAACGATGCTTGTCGATGAAGGCGTACTTCACTTCTGGCTCCGCGAGAAGTACGCCGCTGCTTTTCCCAGGATGTCGCGCTCCATCTTCACCCGCGCCAACTCGGCGCGCAACTGTCGCAACTCAATCTGCTCGGCGGTCAGCTTCGACCCGCGCCCGTTGGCCACGAGTTTGCCCGCCTTGTGCGCCTTGATCCAGTTCGATAAAGTCTGCTCGACCACGCCCAGCGTGCGCGCTGCTTCCGCAACCCTCTGGCCAGACTCAACCAGCCGAATAGCTTCCAGCTTGAACTCATAGGTGTAAATCTTCCTCGGTAAACGCTCCATCGTCGCCGCTCCTTCGCAAGTATCGCAGAGCGCCATATGGGGGACGTTTTCAGGGGGCAAGGTCAGACACCATGTTTCGCATGACGGTGGACTCCAAGACCGCGTTTATCTAGAAATCCCGTCTGGCCACACTCTGGGCACTTCAGTTTTTCTTCGGGTGACCCTGTTTTTTCGCTTTCACTAGACATTGGCGTCTCCTTGTGGGTGGTTTCGTTCGCCAACCATCTTACATCAACAAAATCAAACTATTTAGGAAAAATACAACGTTTTAGCACAATTCAGCACAATAAGCGTTATAGGCACCTTTAAAGCTCGAAGACAAGCGGTACATGCGCTTGGCCATGATGTCCCACTGGCATAATTGCGACGTTGTGGGAGTCGCGCCGCGAACCATCGTGCTGCGTCTGCTCGAGAGAGATTCCCCCACATTCGTGAATGTGACCAAAAACGTGTCTACGGATCTTGCGCTTTTCGATTGCTTCGCGCAGGGCTTCGGAACCGCAGCCATTGTCGAGGATGCCTTTGGGCGGCCCGTGGGTAATCAGCACATCGATTTCGTCCGGCATATGTAAAAAACGCCGCCGCAAAAAGGATTCCGGCTGCATATAAGCCGAGCAGTAGGTTTCTACGTTCTTCAACTGCGGCGTCCATGGCGTGCCATAAAAAACATACCCTTTGTACTCCCACACTGCATCAATAAGCAGGTGGGTGTTTGGCAAAAAAAAGTAGTCTTCGGCGGTTGGGTATGAAAAGTGGCGAAAAGCAGTGTCGTGATTTCCCGGCACCAGCAACACGGCCGCATGACGCCCAGAGCCCAAGGCCCGACCCGCAGCAGCGGTTTCAGTCCAGGTGCCGTACATCGTCATATCGCCGGCATGGATCAAGACTTCAGATTCCGGCAAAGAAATCTCAAGCCCGTGCGTATCGGAAATGGCGGCAATTTTCATTAGTCGCTATCGTACGGTTCTTCTTCCCAACTCCGCAATCCATATTTTTTCCAGGCTGGATCAAAGAAACAATTTTCCGGCGCTCCTACAAACATCGGAGCCATTTGCTGGTTTGTAAACCCTGCGAGTCCGCATCCGATCCGCATTACATGAAAGGTTAAATCCGTGTGTGCGCGCGCGTACTCAAGAAACATATCAACGCTTGCTTGAATATCAAAAAGACGCCGCACTTTGTAGGGAGTAGCTTTCGTTGGAATCGCGTACGCATTACCTGTACGGCCTTCGCCAACGCGATACTGCGCACCGTATTGCTGCACAGCGAGCTTTGCCGTGCCTGCACCATGGATTCCGCGTTGGTTTGAGCCAAAAACAAAAATTTTCATGGCTCGCCTTCTTCTAGTTTCTTCTTTGCTTGCGGCTGTTAACGATGGCTAAGCACTCCGTGATGTGATCCACCAACGAGGGCAGCGCCTGCACATCCTTTGCCCCTTGAAAAATACGGCCCGAAGCTACGGCAATTGTACGGAGCGTCTTTTCATAGCTTATGACCAATTTCTGTGCGGCATCGCGCGCTTCCACAGCATCCAACATCTCGCGCGGTGAAAACATCAAACTGATTTCACGCTCCATTTGGCGAATTTGGTCAATCGCCGCGTCCGCTTTTACCCATTCCTGTTCCAGAGCGCAATCAGCTACTTGTTCCGTTGTGTACCGCTTGAGAGGATGCTTGGTCATTGTCTATCCTTCGGAAAAAGACATGCCATACCCATTCGTCTGTGACTGCTTCCACATCTGCAGCGCGTACATCGTCGGGACTAATCTCCTGCATGCGCCGCGCACGAATCTCCGTGATTTTCAACGTGTGCCGTGATGCCCAGCGTGGCATCAATCCAGGGCTGCGCCATACATTGTCCGAAGCTCCATGGCCGCATTCTTCTGGACTTTTATCAGGGAAGTCAGACAAAAAGATCACGCGCTTGCGCCAATAGTCCAACAAAACAAAATTCTTTTCGATTTTCCATGAAACCGGCATACCGTATTGCTCCAGCACTTGCGGGGCAGGCTCGACGCGAGCCCATACCTGCCGCACCCAAAGCCGATCACCGGGGATTCCGTACGGGCAGTTCCATTTTTTCTTCGGGTCGTTTTCATCGGGACAGCGCCAGTGCAACGGAATCGTGGCGTCTTGCACAAAGGTCTTGCCATGTGGCTGGGGATAGATTCGCCGAATCATCTGCGTCATCAGTCCGCGTTTGATTTTGTCAATGCTGCTCGAGGTAAAGGTAGCCGGTCGCCAACTTGGATTTCGAATTTCGTTTGTCATCAATTTGCCTATTTTACCAAGTAGACGTAAACAGACAGCCCCTTTGCGCGAGCCGTATCGATCATGTGCTTTGTGCCCACGCTCTTGCCATTCCACACCGCGATAAGCGCCTCGCCGTATTCGGCCATCTGCACGTTGCGCATATACCCAGCACGCTTGCCGTGCCGATCCCAATCGGCCGGAAAGCTGGTGACCGGAAGAGAATGATGCTCAGCCCACCAGCGGCCCAGATGATCTACGCCGCGCGCCTCTCCGCTGACCACCTCGGTGATTTCAAACCCACTCAAGCGGATCGCCTCGTAAAGGCGTTGGATGTCGGTAATGGTTCGACTGCCCGCTATAATGGTTTTCACAGCACATGCCTATCTGCGCTTGAGCCAGCGCACAAACCGTGCGCCAGCGCGCCATCCACAAAGAAGCAACCAACAAACAAACAGAACAGATCCCAAAGACTCGAAGACATCCCACATGGCTTCAATCCTTCTTTTCTTTGACCCCCCAAATATCTTCGACAGAAAGGTTTAAAAGGCGAGCCAGCCTCAACGCATTGGCCAGGCTAGGGGCTTCTCCCCATTCAATCCGCTCAATGCCAGATGCGGAAATGCCCGACAGGGTGGCCAATTCCTCGGCTGAAATGCCAGCCTCTTTGCGCAGGTCGCGCAAGTTTATCAGCAAACTCACTTCGCTTTTCATTTCCGTTCCTTCCGCTGCAGCGGAGATTTAAAATCAAGCGCGCACTTTTTAAACGAAGGCCCGCTCTAAATTTAATCTCCACCACAATACCCATTTTGAAACGAAAAAACCAGAAAATTCATTAAACATCGTTTTTTTCGTACCATGGGCGCAAATTAAAGGAAATGGAACGCATCAAATTTTTTGGGGAGGCTTTCCTTGCATCTTCTCCGGTTTCACGCGTGGCCACGTTCGCCGATCTTCCCCGCCAGAGTTCCAGCCGCTTCTGCGGCAATCACGATTCCAGCATCGTTCTGGCAACGGCTTGGTTTTGTCGTAAACCTTTCTCGCCCCGCAAATATCGCAAACCAGAATATCGCCAACAGTAATCATTGCACCACCTTACCCGATTTTTCACATTTTTCCAATCAAACTGGCACAATGATCCAATTTATACGGTACAATGTTCCAGCAAGGATGGCCTATGCGCGTTGCAATTTATAGCTGTGCCGCAAGCAAGGATGATCCGCACATAGCGGAAGAGCAAATTCTGCATCTGCAAACGATAGTACGTCAAGAAGGATGCGAAATAGCGCATGTCTACCGTGATCTTGTGACTAGCCCAGGATCTGAGCGCACGGCTTATCAAAAAATGCTGCTCGATGCAAAACAGCATCGTTTCGATGCCATCTACTTTTGGGCACTCGACCAGCTTTCGCGTCAGAATGCCAGCAATACCATGCTGCTTTTGCATAAACTTTCTCGTTGGGAAATAGGATTTTATTCTTGCACTGAAAAGCATTTGGACTCCTGCCACGCCTCAAAAGACGCAGTGACGTCAATCATCGCAACGCTAGTGCGACAGAATAGGGTTTACATCGGAGAACAAACACGCATCGGCATCGAGCGCCAAAAAAAGACGCAAAAGCCCGGTCCTAAAGGGCAAATAGGCCCAGGTAGACCGCCTATAACCTTTGACCAGAAACAGGCAATTGCTCTTCGACTAAAAGGAAAATCGTATACTGCCATCGCCAGCCTGTGCGGCGTTTCAAAAGCAACAATATGCAGGTTCTTCAAGGGACAAGAACGCCCAAACTAATTGTTCTCTGGATGGCCAATCAATCTTACTTGTGCCTTTTTGCATTCCTCCACGGCTTGGCGATGGCCCTCTAACGCATCTTTTTTAGAGTTGTATTGCCATTGAGAAAGGTTGAGGGGACCGCCAAATACCATCGTCTCCCACAAGGTTGGTTTATGGGTAAGCGGACCAACGCCGATCAGCACTTCGATCATCGACGCATCAATACCAAGAAAAATCGTTGAGACTCTACCCCAAGGAAACAGCGTCTGTGCCAAATGATGAGAATGAGTTTCCATCCACTCGCCCCACGACAGCACATTGTGCGCCAAAATAGGGTTGCCTTCGTCATCTAAAACATACAGGCCAAGTGACGAAATGTAGGGATCATCGTCAAGGCTCATTAGCTTTTCTCCTTGGCGACGTAGATTCCGGGCGCGATCCGCTGAATCGACCCATCTGCGTTGAGCATTGACAAAAGCGCATACAAATACTGCTTGGCGTGCGCGCGCTTTGCTGCCGGAAGCTCATTAACAAGTTCAACACGACTCCATTTGCGGCCAGGATTTGCCGCAAAAATCTTCACAACATCCTCACGATGGCACATGGACGGGGAATCAAGAGATGCACGGTGATATGCGCGCCTCTCAGTTTTCTTTTCTCCATTGGGATGCTGTTTATGTGTTGGGCTCTTCAACGCCTGCAAAAGTGGCGCGACACTGATACTTTGCTCTGCCAAAAGCGCGCACGCGGCAATCGATTCATCCAACTGGTGCAAATACTCTCGTTGCTGCTCACCCACAAACTCTTCTTTGTAGAGCTTGTCCTGAAGATCGACGATTTGCTTTTTCAGCTCAGTTTGCCGGAGGATTGACTGCTCTAAGGTAAAAACCACATTGGTCTTTGATGCCCGTAATTTGTCGACCATTGGGCGCAAGTGATCGGTAAAAGGCGTTGGCTGTTCTAGCCATTGAAGGTTTGCAGGCAGTGCAGCAACGAGTTGAGGCGTTTCGTCTTGAGCTAATTTCTCTTCTGCTTCTTTTTCGGGTAAAGTGGGCACCAAAGTCTCAGACGTTTCCAGAGAAGGTGCCGGTGTCACTGTAGCAGGAACAGTTGGCGCGGAAGAAACAACTTTAGGCGCTGGCGTTGGAACAGAGGTTTGTTCGGGCAGCGCTTCAGGCTCAACTGCAAGGGGCTCTTTAATCTTTGGTTCTTCTGCCGGTGCTTCTTTTGTCTGGGGCACTTCTATCTTTTCTTCCTTTGGCTCTTCTGCCGGTGACTCTGGCAAAGAAGGCTCAGGAATCTCTTCTGGTTCCGATGTTTCTGAAGGAGAAGGACCGGAATACACATGAACGGCAAATGGATGCTTCTTCTTGGGTGGCACCACATAACGAGGAGCTGAAACAGCATTTTCCTGTGGCTTAGCGATTTCTGGATGCTTAATGCTGATTGATTGAAAGGGATTCTTTGAGGCGGGGCCAAAAACAAATGCCTGCGGGTTAGGCCTTTTAAAAGTTTCTTTTGCTCTCTTTTGAGCAAATGCAATCAGCGCATCTTTCCGAGTCTCTAGTCCAGGATCAGATGGATAGACAGGCAAAGGCTCTGCTTGCAAAATGGGTGGAGAGACCAGAAGCGCCGCCAGTTTGTCTCGCATAAGCGAATTACGCATGTTTCCTCCAAAGCCTACAGTATCTTATTGCTCAGATCAAAAAGGGTCATCGCCAACACTCTATGATAAAGAACCCATTTTGTCCAACAAATAATTGCGCGCATCGTTTAAGTAAACAGTGAGCAGTAAACATCTGATTTCAAACTTCTACCGCTCACTGTTTATTGTACCGGAAACGCGGTTCACATCGTCGCTTCAAACTTCGGTTCCGACCAAACCTCAACGTAGGCGGCAGTTTCCGCGTCTAAAACACGCTTCAGCGTATTGTAAGAAGACACGAAGTCATTGAGCGGTTTCAGCGTGACGATCAGGAAAGGATCAATCGCCAGCTGTTCCACGTAGAACATCGCCTCCGGTAGCTCGCGCTTAATCTCAACTGCCTTTTGTAACACAAACTCCGGCACCTGTTGGCCATAATTTTTCAACGACGTGATCCGCCATGTCGGATCGAGCATCTTGCCTGAAGTGCTATAGTGTTGAACCATCTGCTTCTTGTAGGCAAAAACGCTCATTTGTTCGAGCACCGAAATTTCGAGCTTTGCCAAAACGCGCTTCAGCATGCCGGGCGTACGCAGCTCCTGGCGCAAAGGCGTATAGCCCAACAACGTTTCAGCCTCTGTTGCCAGCTTCTGCCGTGGATCGGTTAAGTCCAAATTCTTGATGTCAACCGGCACACGCTTCAACATTTCCCGGCTCGGCGGCTCCACCACTTCAAGCGTAGGAGTCATAGACAGTTCCGGCGCGCTATCTGAATCGTCCAAACCATTGAAGGGAGAGTTAAAAGCGCTACTGCCGTTGGTGTACCAATAAGAAAAACCGGTCAGGTTGGGCGATCCTTGGGCCTGCTGCGCAAAGTCATTCAATACACCCGTATGCCAAGGCGTAGGTTCTGCCGGAGCATAGATAGGGTTCTGTGCTGGAGCATAAAAAGCAGCCTGTTGCGAAAATTTTTCTCTCTGAGCCTGCAGTTGGTTGATATGGCCATAGTACGAGTTTTCGTGATCCGTTGGCGCAACCACGATGTCAGTTGACGTGGTAGAACGGCCAGCCAGCCGATCAAAGGTGCGCTGGCGTACTTCCGAGAATACATCTGCAAAACTTGGCATTGTCTTCTCCTTAACGATCTGCTCCCTTGTGAGTTACTCAGGTGCCAATGTTTCTGGTTTGGCACCAGCCATAAACCGATCCAACAGTTTGTGCGCACACGCCTGTCCACACACGTGCTCGGTTCCATCCCTGTTCAGTTGGTGTTTCTGCACCGCCCACTCCCACGTTTGCAGATAAAATCCGGTGTGGGTTGTCAAAAGAACAAACCAGTGGTTTGCGTCCTTACGATCAACGCCACAATAGCTGCACGTGTAAACTTGTCTGCGTGTCATCGTTACTTCTTTCTGGGCGGAACAATCAACGCTTTGGCAAAAACAAACGTTGCCAACAACAACAAAACTTCCAAGACCATAAAATTTTCAAACTCTTTCCAGTGAAAAGCGGGGAGAATGACTTTCGTACCGTGTCAAACTCCCCGTATAAGCCGTCCCTGCGGACTGTGTAACAATCCGTTCCCTTCGGCAGCGGGAAATGCAGAACGGCTAACCCTTGTCTTATGCTGCTTGCTCATCCGTGCCAACTTCGCCGCAGCATACCTTCAAAATCTCGCTCATCTCCTGGATGTGCGTCGCAAACAACTTGCGCAGTTCTTCCAACTCGTCCGCGTTGTGTGCCTCTGTTACCGCGCGCGTCAATCGCGGAATCGACTCTGCAATAAATCCCACCAGCGTCGGCCGTTCGCGATATTCAGCAATCATCAGCTCCAGCGCATAACCGGGATCATCGATGCCGTGCTCGTGCTGCCAATCGTCCAAACCTCGCTCGATCACTTCGCGCTGCGTCTGCTTGATGCGCCACTTCATGGTGACGTAGGCCTCGCTTATCGGCTTGTTCTCGGCAATCGCCGTGTGCCGCACCAGCTCGGTTTCAAACTCTCGCGCCGTCATCGTAGCCGCGGCGTCAATCAAAGAAGGATTCTCTCGTATTGAAGAAGAAGCGGCAGACAGTTGCATGGCATTTTCAATCGACATTGAAAGAAACTGCTCTCTGCTCAACGTCTGTAACCGTTCTGCCAAGCCCACCAGCTTGTACCAAGTCGCGTGTTTGATTCCTTTGGCCAGCCGATAACTCATTTCGTCGGCGTAGCCCAACCGCTCCCATCCGTTGTTGCGCTTAATGAAGTAACCTTCCCAACCAATCAGCATCGATCGTTTGTTCAGTGCTACCCATGATTCGGTAATCGCTCGATCACTCTCATGCAACTGCTCATCGAGACTTTTCGCCGGGGCCGTTTCTTCCGTCAGAAGCATCGTTGTTCCCATACCAATCCTCCCGATTCTTTGCTCCTCAATTTGTGTCTTCTGCCTGTTCCGAATATTTGTCGAGCCAGGCGCTGAAATGAACGGACAACGTCTTGGCTTCATCCACCGTCAAGCCGTTGTCAAAAGAAAAACTCGATCCGTCTTTGCGTACCGCCAACACCAACAACTTGGCAATATTCTGATCTTCTTCCACAAGACGAGCGGCAATGGCCGTAGGTGTTTTTGGAAGAATCGTCATTTTGCTTCCTCCTGTTTGTTAAACAGCGGCGCGTCATTTTCGATCCGCCGCTGTGCCATTGCTGCATAGTCTGCGTTTAGCTCAATACCGATAAAATTGCGGCCATAGCGCAGGGCCACCACGCCCGTAGTCCCCGAGCCTGCAAACGGGTCTAGCACGGTATCGTCTTCTTTGCTTCCGGCCAGGATGCAAGGTTCCACCAGTTTTTCTGGATAAGTTGCAAAATGCGCTTCAGAAAATGGTTGCGTGGCAATCGTCCACACACTACGCTTGTTGCGCATATCAACCAAATCTTTTACTGCAGCACTAAAACTGGCATTTTGCCGAGGACGAATATTGGCTGTTTCGCGCCAGCCGGCGCCACGACCAAACGCTGCGCCACGTGCACTACGAACTTCTTCAGGATTTGCTTGCGATCCTTTTTCACCCAATGGCCGCAGTTTCGGCTGGTATCCAACAAATCCATCTTCTCGGCCTTCCTTATGGAACGAACCATGGCCACCATTTCCTACGCTGGTATCCCATCCGTCGGGTGTTTTCCATTGGCTTGCTTTTGGATTTACGCCATTACCCCGCGAATGCGCATTGCCCGTCACCGGTTCACTAATTGCGGCCTGATTGAAAAAGTATTGCGGCGACTTCGTCAGCAAAAACAGATATTCGTGCGACTTCGTGCAACGGTCGTGAACGCTTTCCGGCATTGGGTTTGGCTTTTCCCAGATAATGTCTTGGCGCAGATACCAGCCATCGGCGCGCAATGCAAATGCCAGCATCCACGGCATGCCAACTAAGTCTTTGGGCTTCATTCCGCATGGAACAGAACGTGGCACTGCAACCAAATTCTCTGTTTTGGGAAGAGTGTGGTAACCCGAAGGTGAGCACGTTTGCAGAGTATTTTTAATCCCAATTTTTGAACCGCCAATTGCCCCCGAAGCGTAGCAATCGCCCATATTCACCCAGCACGTTCCGTCCTTGCGCAACACACGTCGTACTTCGCCAAACACCGCCACCATTTTGGTGACATATTCTTCAGGCGTCTTTTCCAAACCAATTTGCTGATCCACACGCACCGCACCACACTGCGCGCACACATCACGATACTGAATCTCGGTTACTTCGCCTTGCTTATGGCCACCGCCACGGAACCGCTCACCCAATGCCGCCAGCCCAAGGCCAGTGCGAATGGTAGAAGCAACATGCTTGCAGTCAGGATCGCCGCCATTCCATGTCGCAGTACCGTAATCGCGCAAGCCCCAGTAAGGTGGCGACGTGACGACACACTGCACCGATTCATCCGGTAATGTTTTCAACTGCTCCGTCACATCTCCCACCAAAATCCGATACATGCTCAAACCCCGCAGCGATTGGCCTTATTTCTTTGGTTGTGCTGTCTGCTTTTCTGAAAGACCCAACAGCAAGCGTCGTGACTCATCGTCCTTGCAATTGTCTAGTTGGTCCAGAAATTCACTACTTAAAAAAATCTTATGGATGCGCTCTTCCGGGATTCCAAACCGACGAGCATATGTTCGTTTACGCGAACTATTGTGTTTTACGTCAGTCATCGCATTTCCTTCCTTCAAAGGACTTATGCAGCTTTCTGCTTGCGCTTGCGTACGGCCATTTGTTCCAACTTCTTGAATTTTTCTTCTGCATTCCAGCGCAGAACATCGAGCGCGCAGATCCGTTGCAGCGCCCATGTACGATCAAGCAACTTTTCGTCGGCAGCTCTGGCCAATGCCCGCCGAAAAAGTTTTAACTCAATCGGATTCATCGTCACGGTTACATAGACGTCAGCCATTGGTATACCTCTCTGGAAAGCTATGAATCTTTGGATCAAAAGGAACTGGCTCTTTGCCCACAGGAACCAAAGCCAAACTCCCGCCGCCGTGTTTAATCGTGAAAGAAATTGGTTCTTTGCATTCCGCTGCTTTGGTCTCAAACTCTGCCTTACGAATCGGATTTCTTTCTGTTGCATCTTCAAACGAAAATCCGATCGACCATTCCGTCCAACCATGAATCGACGTTGCGCCGCGAATACGCGTAAAAAAGCGTCCGTTGCCTGCTTCCTTGCTCACGTGATGGATTACGCCGATAGAACAGCCAGCCGCTTGGCCGATCTGGCCGAGCTTCTTCACTACTTGTCCCATCTCTGTGTTGTTGTTCTCGTCGCGGTTGTGCAGTCGGTTCAGCACGTCGAAGATGGCAAACTCTACGCCACGCTCTTTTAAGTCTTCTGCCATGTGCGCTACCTGCTCGTCGTTGTCGACGTCGAAGTCGCCCAGCTGCTCGCGCGTGTTGATCCAGAGCCACCCGGTGGGATCTTCACCTGCGTCCAGTCCCTTCCCACGCAGCAACGCCTGCACGCGAACCTTGGTGAGCATAGGAGAATCTTCACGGCTGATGTAAGCGGTGCGGATGCGCCGAGGAATACGGCAACCAAGCCACGGCTTGCCCGTCGCCAACGAAAGCAGCAGATCAAGCGATGCCAGCGATTTTCCTGTTTTTGGCTCAGCCGCAATCATGCCATTGCCGCCTACCTGGATTACGCCTTCCACCAGCCAATCGATGTCTTCGTCTGCCGTCATGGACCACTCAACGGCGTCGACCAACCAGTTTTCTCTTTCGGCATCTGCTCCAGCCCACACCGGGGTGTCGACAATGCGCTTTTCCAGCTCTGCTACGGTGTGATCTCGCAAAAAGTCGCTGACATCGCTTTTCTCTGGAAGATCCTGGAAAGTGATGATCCGTACGGCGTAGGCATACTTTGCGATAGAAGCCGCGGCAGTCTCTGCATAGATTTTGCCCGGCTCGTCATTGTCCGCAAAAATCATTACCTGCTTGCCGGTGAAGTACGGCGCATAAGAATCCAGCCACTTCGGCGAATGATTCTTCTGCCAAGCCCCGTCAAAACTTGTCGTCGTGGCAATTGAAAAAGCATGCGACGCGAAGAGATTGGCTTCCAGCAGGTTGTCCGCATCTTTTTCGCCTTCTGTACAAAAAATGACGTTTGCCTTCACCACATGCGGCAGGTTGTAGAGCACGCGCCGCGTCCGCTCGCCGTCCTTGGCGTCAATGCCAGCCTTCCATGCACCGTCGACCTGGCGGAAGATGCGGAACGTCTTTTCGCCAATTTCTGGTTCATAGCGTCGCTTCTGGAACAGAGTCAAGCCGTTCTCATCGCGGTAGTCGTAAATCGCCACAGGCGGCCCAAGCTGCATCTCGCCTTCGCGCCGCGCTACCGGCGTCGCGCCAGTAATCTCGGCCACGTTGATTTCAGCCTGATCGAGCGAGCATGCAGAGAATCGTGCTTCAAACTCAAAGACGTTGCCTTTTGCGCCGCAGGCGTGGCAGTTGAATCCGCCGTTGCCGTCGAGGAAGAGCGTGCAGGACGGATTGTCTTCAGAATGGAAAGCGCAACGTACAGCAACTTTCTCGCGCGCCGGAATGCGTTGCCCCGGATGACGGTGCTCAAAGTAGCGTCGGATTTGATCAAAGCTAAGCTGCATGAGTAACCTCGTAGGCCTTCATGCCTTTTTTCAAACCCCACATAGACGGAGTCTTCCAAACGCCATCCCCGAAAAACTTAAATGCTCCCATTGGAGTGGTACGCAGCTTGTTGCCTTTAGCGCACGCAACGTACGCTTTCCAGGCATTGATCATTCCATCGCGAATTCCGTCGAATTCGCCTGGGTGTGCTTTCAACTCCCATTCAGCCTGTTGGGCAATCTGATCCACGGCATACGGACTCGTGATCGTAGTGCCCTCAACCACTGCACGCGCAATCATCCACGCTTCATCACAAATCGGGAGAGGTTTTTTTAAAGAAGCGTTCGTCGCAGACGACAAATCGTCTTTTTGTCCGCTGCGCGGAGCGCTTTTTTCTTCTCTTTCCTCACCACGAAGCAGCGGACGAGGTTCCGGTGACGATAAAGATATAGGTAATGGTGATGGTAACGGGCATGAGTCAAGCATTGCTTGTGCATTGCTCTGAGCATTGCTTGAAGCATTGCTCGGGGCAATGCTTGGAGCATCAGTCCAACGCACTTTCGCTGCTTTTGACGCCTTATCTTGAGCTTTTGCGCGTTTTTGCATCCATTTTTCTCTTTCCCGGTCGCTGCGTTTTTGATGAAGTAATCCATCTTTTTCAAGTACGAAGAATTGCATAAGCATTGCTTGGTGCATGCTCCAAGCATCCATCGGGAGCTTGGCAATGTTTGCCAGTTGCACAGGATCGTTTGGCAACGGCCCTTTGCGCCAGTAGTACATCAGCAACAAAAGGTATGCTCCGTGCTCAACCGTGTTTAGGTTGGATGTATCCGCGAGGTAATCTCCGATTGCCAGCGGCATCCAAATGTCGACCTTGGAATCCATCAAGTCTCATCTGCCTCGCATTACGTCAACGTCGTTCTTTGCGCTTTCTGCTTCGAGATACGCTTCGATGAATGCTCGTGCCGCAGGGACACAGATGGCGTCCCCGTAGAGCCGCAGCCTTCCTACTCTTTCTTTGCCTTTTTCGATGAGCGGCGAAAACGCAAAGCCTCTCCCGCTCGGAAGCAGAAAATATCCCAAATCGGCGAAATCCCCATTAACCACGCTGAGAGGGCTGGATTTAGTTGTCCCTGGCACCGGGCGAAACTTTCCATCTCGGCATCCGATCCAGTCAGCATCTCGCCAGAAGCCGTTAAGCGCACTGGACCTGCAAACTTCACCGCATGTTCCAAAGTCGTCGTGTGCTTCTTGCCGTCCAGCGTCTTCCCCGTCACATCCATTTTGTCCGTCGACATTGAACGGCCACCGTTCGGCGTGCAAGGGCTCGGCCACGCTGCCAGCATCTTCGCTTCCAGAGGCAGACTTGATCGACTCGCGTTTGGCCGATTCCATTCCTTCTCCGTCGACTTCATTCCGCGCCGGTCCAGATTGTCGTCGTTCACTTTCGGAGATGCCCACGATGCCAGCTCCACTGTCTTGCGGCTGCTGTCGTTGTTCCCCGCTTCGTTGTTGCCGTTCTGCGCTGGCGTTCCCGCCATCGGCGTCGGCCAGCTCGCAAGATTCGCCAATCCTGGATTGTCCCGATCCCGATGTGAATTTTCCCCACCGCTGTTCCGGTAATCCCTTCCTGTCGGAGTTGCCCAAGTCGCCAGATTCGCTTGGCTGTGCAGTGTATCCGGCTTGCCCCGATGCGCTCCCGCACATTCCGAGTCCTCTGCCTTCGGCGTCGACCACGACGAGAGATTCGCCGCGTTGCTCAGGTCGTGCGGGAAATAGTGGTTGTCCGCTTCCGTGTTGCCCCGCAGCTTGTCGTCGTGCGTCTGCGGTGTTGGCCAGTGCGTAATTTGCGCTGCTTCCGACAAGTTGACCTGGTGCCCCTGTTCTCGCCGCAACGCCGCTTTCTCCGGGTCCGCATACTCGCCGCCTCTCCGGCACGCATCCGGACTGGGCCACGAAGTAAAGTCTCTGTCGGATGTGTGGCGCGCCAACGCTTGCCGCTCCAAGTACGATCTTCCCAACGGCGTAGTCTTGTGCTTCCAGATCAGTCTGAACAAGGTCGAGCCAGCCGTGTCCAATCGCGGCACTAACTTGCTCTCCAAAGATTGTTGAAGGGCGGCACTCGCGGATGAGTCGTGCCCAAGCAGGCCAGAGGTGACGAGGATCATCAAACCCTTGGCCTTTGCCTGCCGCGCTAAAGCTGGGGCATGGGGTTGAGCCTGTCCAAACTTCGCGGTCGTCGGACCATCCAGCTTGACGCAGGGCGACGCTCCAGAATCCGCCACCTGCGAAGAAGTGGCATTGGGCATATCCCATAAGGTCGGCTGGTTCAACATCGACGATGCTCCGTTCATCTACATCCCCCGGTGCAATTGCGCCTGCTTGGATGGCTTCCCGGATAATCTCGGCCTTCAGCGGATCAATCTCGTTGTAATACGCCCTCATCCGCATTGCCTTTTCTTTTGCATTGCAAAAAATGCGCAACGAATCCCTAGCCACTCGAAGATCGAGAGACGAAGAAAGGCTGAAATGAAAGTTTGGAGTTACGCGGCTCTCTCTGCGGCTCGATCAGCCAGCCACCGTTCAATGTCGGCAGACAGCCACCCCATGGCACGCACACTGAGCTTGACTCGATGCGGAAAGGAACCTGCTTTTTCAAGGGTGTAAATTGTGCTTGCGCTCAATCCAACCATTGCAATAACTTGCTTTCTGCGCAAAATTGCTGGCAGCCCTGGGAGGGTTGTTGTCTTCTTCATTTGGTGTTCCTCGCAGTATTTGTTTCGCGCTCCGCAACTCCAACGCAACGAAACTACCGTGATTATTCTCGCTTTTTTTAGGTTTGCAAGAGCGATTTTTAAAACTAAGACTATAAGTCGAGATAGGTTCTAAATGAATTTAAAAGTCCAGAAAAATGCCGGCTCACGATGGGGTTTTTCATCGTGTCCGGCTTGGTTTTTGGTAAATTTTGGCTGTTACGCGGCGGGTTTTTCTTGCTTTTTCCTGCTGCGGCACTCGTCCAAAAAATCTGCCCAAAACTGCATCATTTTTTCGCGCTCGGGCAGCCATTCTGCCTCGTTATATACGCCTGCCACGCCAGCTTCCTTGTGCGACAATTGCGCCTCGACCCAATATTTGTCAAAGTGCTGGCCACGCAGATAAGTGCTTGCAATGTGTCTCCAACCATGGCCAGTCATGCGGCCTTTGTATCCCATCCTCTCCAATCCTTTTAGAATAGTATTGTTGGACATTGTTCCATTTCCGCCGTTAAAGTCTGGAAAAAGTCGCCCTGAATCACCACTAATGTCGTGCAACCGTTCCAGCAACGCCAAAGCCTGTTTGCTGAGCGGCACAATATGCGGCAACTTCATTTTCATGTGTTCCTTAGGAAGATTCCAGCGTCGATTCTTCCAGTCGATCTCGTCCCACCGCGCAGCAATCAACTCTCCAGTGCGCACAAAAGTCAGGCTAAGCAGTTCCATCGCATTTCGCGTCAAAGGGCTGCCATTGTAATCACGCATCCGGCGCAACAGTTCCGGAACCTCTTCAATATCCAGGTGGCAATACTTTGTAGACACGGCCTTTGACAAGATCATCTTGGGATCAATGTCGGATGCCGGATTCAGAACATTCTGATCTAGGTAGTTGTGAATCTTTCCCCACTTAAAAATCATGCGAATAAATTGCAGGTTGCGTCGGGCAACATCGCGGGCACCACGAGCGTCCGTAGCCTGAGTAAGTTCAACCAAATCTCTCGGCGTGATCTTGGCCGGGTCTTTCTTGCCAAGGGGGGTGATCACATCGGCTTCAAGCCGACTTTCCACGTTGGCAACGTACCGCTCATTCTTGTCCGCCTTCCACCAGACAAACCACTTCCGTACCAGATCCTCGAAAGTCATCTGCGGAGCGGCTTCTTCCTCTGCCTTGGCCAGCTCGGCCTGCTTCTCTTGCTTGGCTTCCTTGCGCACGGCCATGGGGTCGACGCCACTGGCCAGCAGCGCCCGTGCTTCGGCATGCTTCACACGCGCCTGGGCTAGGGATGTGTCTGGGTATTTACCGATCGACATTTGTTTTGCTTGACCATCAAAGCGGTACCGCCAACGCCAGATTTTTCCGCCTTCAGGCGTTACAAGCAAAGCCAAGCCGCCTTTGTCGGCTAGACGGTAGGGTTTTGACTCTGGTTTGGCCTTTTCGCACTTCAAATTCGACAGTTCACTATCCATCTTTGCATCTCCCGCTGTGAGCATCTTTTTGTCTTTCAAACATGCTCACAGTGACTGTGTGAGCATGTTGCAAACAATAACCGAAAAGATGCTCACAGTAAATAGGTGCTTACAGAAAAGCGCTATCGCGTCTCTTCGCTCAAAAAGTCGCAAAAAGTCGAGCAGCAAAAATCGTAAGTTTATTATTTCAAACAAGATAGATGGGGAGAAAAACAGAAGATACGTCGAGGTAGGTCGAGATAAGTTTAGGTTGTAAGAGGGGAAAAACAGGTAATTGGCTGCCCTTCACGAGTTCCAATCTATATGAAAACAATTATCTTATATTCGTCTATAAAAAAATGACCACAAATGTACCTCGTTTGCAAACAAAAGCTCAAAAAGCTGTTTTTAGATAGAAATGTCGGCGGTTGCAAGGATGCACCCGCCGACGTTTTTTAGAGATTCGCATGGCTCTCCGGTGCAGTAATTGTCGTTGGGGCAACGACTGAGATCGGTATTGGCTGACGTTCCAACGTGCTCAAATATGCTTTCAATTCTGAAAAGCGGAAACGGTGCGTGAACTTGCCTGTCCTCCCAACTGGAAACGCAATGGAAGGCAAACGTCCCTCATGTGCCATACGGCGAACCGTAAGTGCAGAAAATCCAAGATATTCGGCTGCTTCTTCGGCACCGACCAAAGGCTCCAGTGGTTGATTAAGTTGTTGAATCTCCATAGCAAACCCCCTAGTACCTCCAACCGAGCATGTCTCATTTTGGCTGGTTTCAACAACGTAGCCCTTTTTGAACCGAAACGCAACACTCGTCAACATAAAAATGACTAAAAAGATGAAAAACTGTGGAAAACGTTTAGATAAAGCAAAAATGCACAGTATAAGGCAAGAATTATTGAGTATGAAACTGATCCGTTAGAATAAAAAGCAGTCCAGAATCTGGACTGCTGGCCAGTGACGCCCAACTTACGGCTCTGAGCGTCACTGCCAATCTGCATTACAGCTGGGCATTGGCAACTACTCAGCCTCGGGCGCGGGAGGCGTGTCGGGCGTTTCCGGCTTAACAGGAACAGGTTCCCGCTTCTTGCGCTTCCGGCGCGGCTCGTCTGTTCTATAGATGGAAACGGTTTTGGAGCCTACCGGACACGACACTTTCAGACGAGGAATGTCGTTTTGAGTACGGCTTCGAATCGCATTGGCCGCTTTATCGGCTGCTTTTGCGTCCGGAAAGTCTTCAATAACGACTCGTGGCAGGCCGTCCTTTCCGTTCGATGCTTTCAACGCAGAATCGATCAGAGGTTGGTACTTACTGATGTTGACCTTCTTGGGAAAGGCCTCGGACTGGTCCAACATGCGCATAGACGTACTCCTTGATGCTATTTTTAATACGCAAAAAGTCTATCGCTTCTTTGCGCTTTTTCTCCCACAAAATTTTGTGCGCCCATGGAAAAATGCAATAAACCCCTGCATTTTACCTTGGACGCACCAGCTGCTAGAACAACCCGTTAGCAGGAGTATCGTCGTTTTTTTTCGGTTGCGCGCCAAATTCCTTTTGGATCGCGTCAAGCACAACCTGAAATTGATCTTGGCGGATCAGGTAGCGATGCTGAATTTCAAACTCCTTGTCAAGAAACGCCCGAACCTGATCATCCGTCAAATTCAGCTGGCGCTGAATGTCAAACAGCGTGATTCCGTCTTCAAACGGAATGTGGGTCTTGGGATCATGGCCTGGTTGTGTGTCCCATGCCTCGCGCTTGCTGGGCTTCTTCTGCGTATTTTTCTTGTTCAATGAACAATCGGCTGCGTGGCCGTTCAGCGTACGGCATTCCGCACAAATTTCCTGCTCTGGCGCTCGCGATGCTTGCTCAGCCGTTCGCTGCGTCCCTTCATGCCCATGGCCGCGATTGGGCTCAGAAGACACCTTGAGCGTGCCTAGGTCACGCCGGATCTTGTCCAGTTTTGGCTTTTCTTGTGGCACCGGATCTACGTCAATCGTTGACGACACTTCCTCCGGGGTGTAGAACTGCCCCAATTCTTCGGGCCAGCCGCGGCGAATGGCCTTGATCTCGGCGCACTTTTCCGTTTGCGCCAGAGGCATTTTTTCCCATTGAGAAACAGGCTCCAACTTGCCGGTGGCCTTATTCTTTTTGGTTTGCACAAATTCCCGGTAATATGCAGTCGCGCCGAATTCCTTCCACTGCCCGGACATTTCATGCCACTTTTGCACCCACACTGTCACGCGGAGATTTTCTGTCCCCTGTCCTTCCACCAGCGGCAGTCTGTCAGACGGCATATACAGGCCAGTACGATTGGCGATCGAACGAAAACCGTCAATACCTACCTGAAGCACCATTCGATCTTCATATTGGCCAGTTTCCGCATTCCATGTGCGCCGCTTGATGGCATAGATTTGCTTTTGAAGCGGATCAAGATGCCGCACACGCGCCACGTGGCAAAACATCATGAATTCAGGATCGGACAGCCCTGGAGCCACCGTCTGCTTGATCAGCTCAAGGTTTTCCGGTCGCTCCCAGTCCTGATTAACGACCGTCATGCCCTGCGTTTTTGCAACCATCATCGCTGTTTCAGCCATTGGATTCCCTCCACGACTTGCCCTCGATAATTCGTTGAATGGTTTGGTATACGACGCCATAGCGAGCCGCGATGTCTTTCAAAAAAAGACCAGACCTGCGCAAGCGACGAATTTCTGCAACTTGAAGCGCAGTTAACTTGGCTGCCGAACTGTTTTCACCTTTAGGCCAAACTTTTCGAGCGCGGCCTTTTCTGACGCAATCGCGCATATTGTCGCTATTTGTTCCGTCAAATAAATGAGCGGGATTGCAGCAAGATGGATTGTCGCAATGGTGGCACGCGTTTTGCGCCTGATAACCATGCGCCAAGAAAAACGAATGCCGATGGGTTTTCACATACCGTCGCGGATTAGACATACGAAACTTCCCGTACCCGCCACGAGTTTTTGACGCCGTCCATATCCAACACGCACCCAGCTCGGGACAAGATTTTGGAATTGGCCCATTTTTGTCAACTTTTGACCAAAATCTTTCTTCATCCGTCATTTGGCTATTCCTGTGCCAATCTGCACCAACACGGGATGTCTTACATACGAGCAGATTTGGTAATATCCACACCACTTACTTTCGCAACCCCACCAGCTCTGATTGGCCGGCACAAAGACGCCAGTTTTCATGGCGTGGATCAAATTTGTGAAGCGGTTTAAAAATACCTGCACGTCGTCCATGCTGCGCGTCGTGGCTGTCGGCACGTATTTCAATGTCGGCTTTGCGGCATTGGTGCGGACCAAATAATCAAGAATCATTTTGTCGGGCAATTTTCCGTCCAAAACGTGGCAGGCTGTCGCGTAAGCAGTTAACTGATTAGAATCATCGGCCGTGCCCGCTTTATTGTTCCCGTCCATGTATGACGGAATGGGCGATTTAGCGGACGTTTTTGTGTCGCGGATGACAAGCAGTTCTTTATCGCCCTCATGCACAATTTCCTGTACGTCCTGTTCGCCCACAAAATCAACTCCTGAGCGTGCGGCTGCATTTAATGACCGCGCTTGCGCATGAAGGATCTTGGCTGCGTATTTGTCGGGCGTCGCTTCTGCCGACGCGTGCAATTCTTTGGCCCGCGACCGTAAAAAAGCGTCCATGTCCACGGAGAATTTACGCCGCGTACGCACAGCCTGAATTTTCGGCGCCGCTTCATCGTGGTGCAGACCGGACAAAGAAATCGCCTTGTCCTTTGCTTCGCCCAATACCTGGTCCAGACTTTTCCCTTCTTTTTTCTCGTCCGGATCAAGTTCAATGGGCTCGTTTTTCTGCTCCTGCTCAAACTTGGCTGCAGAAATGGCAAGCACGTCGTCGCGCTTTAACAACTCCCCTGTCTCGATCTTGTGGTCGAGATCCTGCGTCACCGATTCGTCCGTGGATTTTCCCACCAGCAAAAATGCGTTGGGCGGCGACTTGATGCCAAGGATGTAACGGAAAAGAAAACGCTGGCCGCAATCTGCTGCCATATTCAGCGCAGAGACGTGGATCTGCTGACGTTGTTTGGCCTTGGGCGTAATTTTATCGATGGACGGAACAATGCTGTCCGACATGTCAATCTCTCCCGAAGGTTTAAAAACGGCAATGGCTCAAGCCATTGCCAGGCTTGAGCCATTGCTTGTTCCCTTGCGGGGGGCATGTGTCTCTATAAATTGATGAATAGTCCGAATTGCTTTTTTTGTCTACGGTAAAATTAGAGTAGACGCAAAGCGGGGTTTGTCCTATGCTGCGCGCATGGAAAAGAAAACCAAGTTAACCAAAGCCGATCCGGATTTTTACAAAAAAATTGCTGCCATCGCTGGCAAAAATTTGGTGCGCAAGAAGGGCACGGAATATTTCTCAAAGCTGGCGGCGAAAAGTCACCCTCGCGATCATTATTTTGGCGGACGCCCAAAGAAGAAAGTGGCGTAGCTCAATCACTGGTTGCATCTACGCGATGCACTCAAACCACGTTGCTACAAGCATTGCAGTCGTGGCTTGCCTATAGAAGTCTTGTTGCATCTACGCGATGCACTCAAACCACGTTGCTACACAGCCTTGCTTTGCGTTTCGTACTAGGGAACCAGTTGCATCTACGCGATGCACTCAAACCACGTTGCTACGAAAATCGTTGGAACAGCGTCGTTGTTCCCTATGGTTGCATCTACGCGATGCACTCAAACCACGTTGCTACGTCCGAGAAAATAGCAAACCAGCAAGATCAGAAGTTGCATCTACGCGATGCACTCAAACCACGTTGCTACCCAGCCACGCGAGTCTTGCCGCACATCCAGGATCGTTGCATCTACGCGATGCACTCAAACCACGTTGCTACGGTGAAGTCCCCCAACTTCATCGAAGGAGGAACATGTTGCATCTACGCGATGCACTCAAACCACGTTGCTACAATTATCAACCGACAGCGGAGTTGCTGTAGAAGGGTTGCATCTACGCGATGCACTCAAACCACGTTGCTACCGCGGCGGGGGTTGGTCTTTGATTCGTTCAGCAAAGGTTGCATCTACGCGATGCACTCAAACCACGTTGCTACCAGAACGAGGAAATTGAGATGAGCGATGCCGGAGAGTTGCATCTACGCGATGCACTCAAACCACGTTGCTACTAGTATGTCATAACTTATAACTTGCGCAGCGCATGTTGCATCTACGCGATGCACTCAAACCACGTTGCTACGTGGACTGGGGGAATAGTGAACCAGGGAGCAGTCGTTGCATCTACGCGATGCACTCAAACCACGTTGCTACGTGGTGTGGGTAGAAGTCGTACAGGACGACCATCAAGTTGCATCTACGCGATGCACTCAAACCACGTTGCTACAGCTCTGGCGCGTTCGCTGGACCCGCCCCGACGCGTTGCATCTACGCGATGCACTCAAACCACGTTGCTACGCGCGGCGCAGGACTGAGAAATTTGTGCCGACTCCAGTTGCATCTACGCGATGCACTCAAACCACGTTGCTACTCACGCCGCGTTATATGGCTTGGCTCACCTTTGAGTTGCATCTACGCGATGCACTCAAACCACGTTGCTACGATCGCCAAGCAGTATCGCTGCTGCGTGGGCAATGTTGCATCTACGCGATGCACTCAAACCACGTTGCTACGGATAATCCGGCTGGCATCGCCTGCTGGAGAGACGTTGCATCTACGCGATGCACTCAAACCACGTTGCTACGTGGGTGAAGCGTGCGGGCAAAGAATTCGCGCATGTTGCATCTACGCGATGCACTCAAACCACGTTGCTACGAGTCAGCCACCAAGATTCCTCATCAGAGGAAGCGTTGCATCTACGCGATGCACTCAAACCACGTTGCTACCAAGCAGCCTTGATGGGACCGTACAAGGTGGATGGTTGCATCTACGCGATGCACTCAAACCACGTTGCTACGTGAGGGAGTAGCGATGGCGGTTCAGATTTTCAGAATGTTGCATCTACGCGATGCACTCAAACCACGTTGCTACTCCGCCAGTATAACCCTTTTGTTTTGAATCGGCCACAAGTAGTTTTCCGCTAACCTCGCAAATCTACGCTCTTCGTTGTGTGACGCCCGA